TTGATTTACAAATAAAGAAAAACTTAAAAATGACTTGACTAAAAAGAACGAATGTTCTAATATATGTGTGGGGGAAATGAAATAGCAGGGGGCAAAAGGGCGGGGAGGGCTGCTTTGCGAAAAGTATGATGCAGGATATCCTCTTTCCTCTACTATATAACGGTTTGCTTGGGGCAGGCAATATTTTTTTTCGCGCCGGCGGAAAAAGCTGAGTCCGTGGGGCCGGGCACCATTGAGTGGAGGAGTTGGATGAAGAATATAAGCGCGGGGGCTGTCACATACCGGCAGGCTCTGCTGCAGCGGGAACCGGAGCTGGCCATGGACATTCCCGGAGGTGTTCGGGGATGTCCGGGAGATTATTTTTGGGGAGCGGGATCTGTATGCGGAGGGCGTGAGCCTGTGGTGGGACTGAAGGCGGCCTGCCGCCGATGCTGGGCGGCACACTATGGGATGGAGGAGTATATACCACATGAGAAACGATACGGTGAGCTATAAGGAGCAGGCACGCTCCTTTTTGGAATCAGCCACGGAGGCGCGGCTGGAGGCAGGAAGAAGGAAGGCAAGAGTGGCGGAACTGAGCCTGCGCTGCAACAGGCTTGTGGCGGCGGCAGGAGGAGCTCCGGGCAGAGGGGGAGGAGATATGGAGCTGCTGTGGGCCGCTCTGGTGGATGAGAGAGACAGAGAGCAGCAGGCACAGCTGCGGGAGCTGGAGCAGTACAGGCGTGTGGAGGAGTTTATTCAGCGCCTGCCTGAGCCCAGCCATCGCCTGATTCTGAGAAGGCGGTATCTGGCCGGGCAGACAAACTGGGTACAGGTAAGACAGAGACTGGATCGGGATGGGCTCTACTACTCGGAGAGCCACCTGAAAAGACTGCACGGTCAGGCACTCAGCAGCGCCGGTGAGCTCCTGAGGCGAGAGCTTGAGGCGTCGGAAGGGGAGAAAATTGACAAGGAGGTCCGGGAGGATGGTACGCTTTGATACGGTGAGGGGGTGTATCCTGTTACCATGAGATACAGAGAGGAGGGATACACAGTTGAGCATCGAAAGCAATCTGCGCTCGGATTTCACGCAGCAGGAGCGAAGTGAAAACGGCAGGAAAGGAGGGATCGTGTCCGGTAAGGCGCGGCGGCGGCAGAAGACATTTCGTGAGAGCATAAAGGCGCTGCTGGAATGTGATGTGCCTGACGATGAGCTGAAAGCGCGGCTGGAGCAGATGGGCGTGGATGGGTCAGTGATGAACGCCATACATGTGGCGGTACACGACAAAGCCATGAAGGGTGACCTGGAAGCGGCCCGCTATCTGCGGGACACTGCCGGAGAAAAGCCCAGAGAAGGCCTGGATATTGCCGGTGACGCCGGGAAGCCCCTGGCCTGGATGGATCTGAGCGCCATGACAGACGATCAGCTCCGGGCACTGATCCAGAGAGAAGAGGAGGAGAATTGATGGAAACCCGGCCCATTGCGGCGGAGCTGGCAAAGCGGGAACTGGCCCGGCGTTCCTATGCCAGTTATCTGGCCTACACCGGCGGTGAGACCTGGAAGGAAACGCGGTTTTCCTGCTTTGTGGCGGATACGCTGCAGCGCTTTGTGGAGACGGAAACCGGCAATGCATATGACATCCTGGTGCTGGAGAGCCCCCCGCAGCACGGAAAGAGCATGACCGTTACAGAGGCGCTGCCCAGCTTTTGCCTGGGCCGACATCCGAACTGGCGGGTGATCCTGGTCAGCTACAACGATGAAACCGCAGAGCGCTTTGCCCGCCGGAACAAGGAGAAGCTGACACGCTTCGGCCAGACCCTCTTCGGCGTATCTCCCGGAGGGGTGAAGCGGACCACGGAGTTTGAACTGACAGGGAATGTGGGTCCGACAGGCGGACGACTGATCAGCCGCGGCATTCGGGCAGGCATTACCGGAAACAGCGCCAATCTACTGATCATCGACGACCCCATTAAAAACCGGGCGGAGGCGGACAGCCCCACGCTGCGCCAGCAGCTGTGGGAGGAGTGGCTGCACTCCATGAAGTCCCGATTGGCAGCAGGAGCCAAAGTGGTGGTCATTATGACCCCGTGGCATGAGGATGACCTGGCGGCGCGACTATTAAAAAGGGAAGAGAAGGCGACACTGGTGCGGCTGCCGGTGGAGGCGGAGGAGGATGACCCGCTGGGCCGAAGGCCGGGAGAGGCGTTGTGTCCGGAACTGGGAAAGGGAGAGGCCTGGCTCAGGCAGTTCAAGGCCAGCTATCTGGCGGACAGCGAGGGCGGCCCCAGAGCCTGGGCAGCCCTGTACCAGTGCCGCCCCAGACCGGAGGGTGGACACCTGGTCCACAGAAGCTGGTGGAAGACCTATGATCCCGCCGCCATCAGCAATTATGCGTGTCAGGTCATCAGTGTGGATGCAGCCTTTAAAGGGGAGGAGAGAAACGACTATGTGGCCATACAGGTTTGGGGAAAGCGGGGGAATGACTATTTTCTGCGCTACAGCCTGAATCGACACCTGGACTTCCCGCAGACCTTGCAGGCGATCCGAGCTGTTCAGGCCCTGTTCCCTCAGGCCAGAGCGGTACTGATCGAGGACAAGGCGAACGGAAGCGCCATTTTACAGACCCTGCGCCGGGAGGTGTTCTGTATCGGCGTGGACCCCAAGGGCGGAAAGGTGGCAAGAGTAAACGCGGTGAGTCCGGCCATCGAATCCGGGCACGTTTTTTTGCCAAAGGAAGAAGGTTGGGTGGCAGATTTTGTGGACCAGTTCACAGCTTTCCCTGCAGGAAAGCACGACGATATGGTGGATGCGGCCACTCAGGCGTTGAGTTACCTGTTCAATATGTCAGGGGTCACGGCGGGAATGGCAGAGAAGGAGGACAGGGACGGGCAGGCCCTCAACGGGCTGATGGAGACCATGAGCCAGGGCGAATGGTGGGAGTACCGATGATGAGAGGAGAAGAGGATGGAAGAGATGATGGAAACTGAACTGAACCAAACGGAGACCTGTGAGCTTCAGGAGGAAGCGGTTCAGGAGGGCGTGTGGGAGACGGCAGAAGAGGAGCTGATGGAGGAGGCCGCGGAAGCAGCGGAGGAAGCCCCCCGGCAGGATGAGATGACCGAAAGAAGCGGGGATAATGAACCGGTGAATTATCTGGGGCAGGTAAAAGAACTGCTGGCCGGATACCCGGAGCTGGAAGGCAAACAGATCCCTTCGGAGGTCGTTGCGGCCTGTGTGCGGGGCGAGAGCACGTTGGCGGAGGCGTACAGCCGCTATCAGAGCAGGATGCTGCGGGAAGAGAATAAGCAGCTGCGATCCCAATTGGCGGGTTTGCAGCAGAATCGCGAAAACATCCGAAGAGCCCCCGTCATCGGCACGGCCCACGCGCCCAATCCTCCCCTGCGGGGAGAGGATCCTTTTCTGATGGGGTTCAACAGCGAAGATTGAGATGAATGCCGCATGGAGAGCGGCAGATGAAAAAGGAGAACGATACAATGGCAATGCAGAATCTGGCGAGCAAGTACTCGCGCAGCGTGGATGAGAGATTCTACAGAGAGAGTCAGGCAATGATGGCCCTCAACAACAACTACAAATTTACCGGTGTGCAGACGGTGCAGGTTTACAGCCTGCCTGTGGTAGCCATGAACGATTACCAGCGTACCGGCAACAGCCGCTACGGTCAGGCAAATGATCTGAGCACCAATGTGCAGACCATGACTGTGAAGCGAGACAGAGCATTTACCTTTATCATTGATAAGGGCGACAAGATACAGAGTCAGATGGTTTCCGACGCGGGCAAGGCACTGAGCCGTCAGCTGAGAGAGGTGTGTGTGCCCGAGTTTGACTCCTACGTATTCAAGACGCTGGCAGCCGCGGCCACCGCCCGCGGCGCCATTGGCCAGGAGGAGCTGACCAGGGACAACGCGTACAGTATGTTCCTGGCGGCGATGGAGCATCTGGGCAACCACAATGTGCCCGACAAGGGCAGAGTGTGCTTTTGTTCCTACCGCTTCGCCAACCTCCTGAAGCAGGACCCTGCGTTTATGAAGTGGGGCGACAGCTCTCAGGAGATGGTGCAGAAGGGCGTGATCGGCGAGGTGGATGGCTGCAAGATCGTGAAGGTGCCCGCATCCCGCCTGCCTGCGGGCGCGGCCTTTATCCTGACCCATCCTATGGCAGCTACCGCACCCAAGCAGCTCAATGACTACAAGATCCACGACAATCCTCCCGGTATCTCCGGTTGGCTGGTGGAGGGCCGTCTGATTTATGATTGCTTTGTACTCAACGAGAAGGCAGATGCGGTGTATTATCACGGCAGTCAGCCTGTGCTGAAAAATCTGGCCCTGTCTGCCGCAGCTACTGCGCCCGGCGTGAACACCATCACTGTGGTGTCCGAGCTGGAGGGCGATAAGCGTTGGTACGCTACTGCCAAATCGGTGGCAGAGCTGCCCGCTGTGGCTTGGGGCGAGGCACTGGACACCGGCGCATTTACTCAGATGTCCGGCAGCAGCCTGGATATTACAGTGACTTCCGGCCACGCGGCGGTACGTCTGGTCGAAACCGACAGCGAGGGCAAAGTGATCGCCTGCGGCGACACCGCCCTGCGCCTGGACTAAAAGCAAAAAGAGCTCCCCTTTTAGGGGAGCTCTTATGCGGGAGGAATGAAAATGGAATACTTGTGCTTTTTTGCCCTGGGCATGCTGGCTGTTACGGTTGGTGTGGTCCTGGGTATTTTTATGGGCAGGCGGGAGGCGCGACCTGCGGAGCAGATGGAAAAGAAGGTTGGGGAACCGGAACGGACGCAGATGCTGGAGGAGCAGAAGGCCTTTCATCGGCTGCTCTGCTATAACACGGACCAGGCATACGGACTGGTGGGGAAGGAGGATGAGGAGCTGTGAGAGAGGACAAGCTGAACAAGGCCTGGCTGCGCTATGAGCAGGGCCGGGATTACAATAACCGGCTGGTGCCGAACCAATATAGTCTGGTGAATACCAATATTGAGTTCTTTTCAGGAAACCAGTGGCTGCATCTGGAGCAGAGTCCCGCTATGCAGCGCTTGCCTAAACCCACGTTCAACATAATCAAGCGCGTGGCAAGCCTATTTGTAGCAAGCCTTACCAGTTCTGCCGCTTCCATCAGTTTTGATGAGCTGTACACGCCGGAGGATGAGCAGCTGGGTGTGACCCCCGCGGCTATGGCAACAGCCCAGGTACAAAATCTGCTGGAAAAGTTCAAGATGGACTACCGTATCCGGGAGGCTCTGTTTGATGGTGCGCAAACAGGAGATTACTGCGCCCACTTCTTCTGGGATGCCGGGGCGGAGCCCTATGGCGGGAGCCGGGACGCCTGTAAAGGAGAGATCCAGATGG